ACAGTATCTTTTGCAGTACCATAGGCAGAATCCATCAATGCCTTGTATGCATTTACATCACCTTTCAAAGCTTTTAACAATATACTTATTGTCATTCTTTGCTCATTGGTTAACCATTCCTCTTGCCCTGTTAATGGATTATCTTCCTTACTAAGCATTTGTAAAACTTCCTTTACAATTGTGCTTCTATTTCTGCTTCCTTTTGGTCTTCCATTTGGATTTCCTGACTGTCCTTTTTTGAATGATATTAAATTTTGTTCATTTGCCATTGCTCATTGTATTCTCATTGTATTTACAAAATCATTTCCATAGTTACCAATAGCAATAATATTATCAATCCTGTAATGATTGCAGCAAGTATTTCATCACCTTCATTTTGCATATTTATCTTTGTTTGCATAAGTAGCTGAACATTGTGCAATTGCTTGTTCTCTACTTTTACCTTCCTTGATAACCATAGGGATACACCTCATCATAAAGTCCTTCCTTGATTCATTTGCTTTTGGCTTTGGCATAATTGTTTATTTATCCACTACAAGATTCACAGTTATTGTTATCTATACTGCATTGTCTTGTTGGTACTGGTTTTTTTTCAAATTCTTCTAATAGTTTTTCAAACTCTGTTTTTTTTGTTTTGCTTAAATATGTTAATAGTTTCTTTTCTTTTTCTTGAGTATCTTTATCCATTATAATTATCAAATAAACGTTTGCAATCTGCGATTAATTCTCTTACACAGCTAGAACAACTGCTGATCTCTCTA